TGATCGATGAAACCCTTTCCCCAGTTTTCTGCTACACAGTATTGATATGTTTTTGCCATAGTTTTCTCCTTTTATTAGTCTGTTAAAGTTTTTACCACATTTGAGCTAGAACTCCACTCTTCTGTTTGTCCTGCAGCTGGTGGAGTTCCTCCCATAGCTAAAGCAGCTGTTGTTGTTCCTGCTCCCGCTAGATCGTTTCTTCCTGCATTTAAATCATTTTGTTCTGACCATGCAACACCATTCCATTCTTCTGTTACTCCAGAAGTTGCTGGTGGGTTTCTTCCAAAAGCTAAAGCTGATGTAATAGTTCCTGTTCCTGCTAAACCATAACCTGCAGTGTTTAAACGACTAATCGTAGTCCAACAAGTTTCATTCCATTGTTCTACAGCTCCAGTTACATTAGGATCAAAATCATAACCACCTATAGCTAATGCTGCACTTTTTGTTCCAGCTCCTGCAAGGTTTATTCTTGCACTATTTAAATCTGCAACTTCACTCCAAGCTGATCCATCCCAAGCTTCTGTTAATGCTCTTTGTCTTGGTGATGTAGCATAAACATCTCCACCAAAACCTAAATTTGATGTATTAGATACTCCTGCAGTACCTAGATTAACTCTAGGAGTTCCTAAAGCTGGTTTATTAGACCAAGAAGTGTCGTTCCAACTTTCTGTTGCACCTGTTACAGTATTACCAGGAGGTATAAATCCACCATAACTTAAAGCTGATGTTTTTACTCCAGCACCTGAGTTATTTTGTCTAGCAGTATTCATATCTGCTAATTCAGTCCAAGTAGACCCATTATAAAATTCTGTTTCTGCTGTTAAATTATCTCCTGGAGGATAGTTTCCTCCAAAAAATATTGCTGATGTTTGTGTACCACATCCTGCTCCAGCATATTTTCCTCTATTCATAGATGTAGCAGTAGACCACGCACCAACAGGTCCTCCACTTGTAAATTCTTCTGTGTTATTTAAATAACCTCCAGGATTATTTCCACCATAAGCAAGTGCTTGAGTTTTAGATCCAGATCCGGCTAAATATTGTCTTGCTGTAGATAAATCACCTACTTCTGTCCAAGAAGTTCCGTTCCATTGTTCTGTTTTGGCAGTAGGAGTTCCTGGCGGTTCTCCACCAAAAACCATAGCAGAAGTTTTACTTGTTCCAGATCCTGCTAGTCCTGAACCTCTAGCTTCATTTAAATCACTTTCTTCAACCCAACTAGTTCCATTCCAAGATTCGGTTAATGCTGCTCTCGGTGCTGGACCTGTGTTACCACCAGCAGTTAAACCAGTTGTAGCTGTTCCCGATCCTGAACCATACCCTCTAGCAGTATTTAAACTAGCTTGTTCAGCCCAACTACTTCCATTATATAAATCTGCGTCTGCTATAAAAGTACTAGTTTGTCCGCCAGCAGAAATTGCTGCAGTTGTTATACCAAACCCCATTACATATTGTCTTGCGCTAGGTAGATCAGTAACTTCTGCCCAAGAAGTTCCATTCCATTTTTCCACCTTAGATGTATAAGGTGGTTCAGTTCCACCAAAGACTACTGCAGATGTACTACTTGCTCCAGCCATTGGACTTAATTGTCTAACTTGATTTAAATCTGCTGTTTCAGACCAAGCAACTCCATTATATATTTCAGCTAATGCAGAACGTCCAGGTGGATAAAATCCTCCTGCACCTATAGTATCTCCCGCGTTTCCTGCATTACTCATTGAAGCTCTGCCAGTTCCTAAATTACCACCAGTAGCCCAAGCTGCTGTTGATACATTTGGATATTGATATTTGAAATCTTTGTTAGTGCTATCGTACCAAAGCTCACCGT